CTATTTTGACGGCTTCGCAGTGGCGCCGAGCCTTCTGTAAACGCGCTTTGTGATTTCCTGATTGCTGTGTCCCAGCAGCAGGCTTGCGTCGCCGATATCCACGATTTCCGATGCCGCCTTGGGCCGAATATCTCGGAACTGAAACCCACTGATCTTTGAAGCGAGCGTCGGATCTCCTTGTTCGATAGCTTTCTCGCAAGCCATCTCTCTTGCCTTGTCCCAGCGCAAGCGCAACATCCCCTTCGTCATCCTTTTCCCATGCTTGTTGATCAGCAGATATTTGGAAGGATGGGCGGCATTCCTCTCTGAAATTTCCCGAACTAGCCTTCCCAGGCTGTTTTCCCCTTCCTTTGTGCGCATCAGGATCCTGAGCTTTAGACCCGTTTTCCCCTGCGTAACCAGGAAGTAATCACCATCCACATCGTCACTGCGCATGGCGATCACGTCAGCCGGGCGCTGACCGGTGAGGTAGCCCAGGTCCATCGCTTCCCTGAGTTCAGGCCCAGCCATCCCGTACACCGCATCCCAAACCACGGCATTGGCATAGTAGTCGCGTGGCGTCTCCTTGTTCTTCCTTACCCCCTGGCAGGGGTTCTCGCGCTCTGTGAGCCCCCACTCCCGGGCTATGTTGAAAACGTGGGACAAGAGAGCGATCTCACGGTTGGCGCGCACCTTGGCTGTACGGGCGTCGCGATAACCAGCAATGCTGGCCGGCGTGATCGAGTCGATTGGAGCCTCATCAAACATGGGGCGCAGTTGTTTCAACTCGGCCAGGTTGTCCTTTTGGGTGCGCTCACCTTTCTTCGGTATGACGTCCCGGACGTACCGGTCGAAAATCCCCTTCATGGTCGTCAGGTCAGCCGGCTTGTCCTTCGCCTCCAGTTCTGCCCACTTCAATCGCGCCTTGTCCAGATCTTTGCCCAGCGGCACGTCCTTTCCCGTAGTGTCTCGGTAATAGTAGGCGATCCAGGTCTTGCCGTTTTTACGCTTTCTTGTCCGTTGGTACATGCGCGGCGGCAGGTGTCGGTACTCTTTATTGCGAGGGCGCATATCAGTTCACTCTGGAAAAATCTGGCGTCCATGCCGGCCTCACAGGTGGCGGGCTTGGGTCAATGATGGTTGGGTTGACCAGTCCCAGCTTCATGCGGGCAAACATGCGACCCACCAGAGGTCGACCACCACGGCTTTCGACGTAGACCCAGTTGCGGTCTTTGAGCCACTTCCGCTGGTGGGCTCGGTGTTTGTAACCGGTCAGGTCGGCGAGCTCGTCGTCCGACAGGATCTCTGCCTGCATAACTACCTCCCGCCGCCCGCTGTAGGCCGCGCTGTCTTGATGATGTGGATGATTAAACCGAAGGTGAGCAGCATCCAGGCGATGGTGCCCGCGAATGCCGCGATCAGGTGTTCGTCGGTACCGGTGGCGAGCAGCTCCGGCACCTGCCAGAAAAACCAGAAGGTGGACCCCGCCACGTACAACACGATGGCCGTCAGGAGCAGGGTGAGTTTCGTTGCGTACATGGGGTGTCCTTGCCGCTCTGGGCAGCAGAAGTTGATAGCGAAGTGCCTCGATGGCGAAGGGTGCGAAAAAGAGCTACAAATACTGTTCAACTTGCTCATGTGTCAGGGAGGGCGCGTGTCACACAATCTCGATGTTCCAGTTGTTCACGCCTATCGGGGGCATACGTTGTTTCTTAAGTTCGAATGGAGGCGACCAAACGATGATGTGCCCGCATTTGCGAGAATCATCGAGCCGGCAGCCGTTGCTGGGTTGGGCGAAGTCGCCGCCGAGCTGACGGGTCCATGGCCTGACTATCCGGCGGCACTGGGTGACGCAATGGCAGCAGCGGAGCGATGGGTCGACAGCCAGTTACCGTGAGTTCGCTCACCGGCAGGCATGTAGGGGGATTGGGTTATCGCCGCCATAGCGGCTGACTTTGAAGGGGGAGGGGTTACAGGTTTTGCGGGTGGAGTACGGATGTACTCCTATCGGGATTTGGCGGCACGCTTTCGGAACTCGTAAACCATGCTGCGCAGATCGACTAGAGACTCCTGCAGGTCACCGCGAGCGGAGTCGATATTCTCAAACAGCTCATCTTCGCCGTCGTCACCGCCCTCATCGACGGCCAGCAGAGCCAGTCCGTATGACTGGAACTTCGCCAGCACGTCATCAGCTGACTTGGCCATGTACTCGGCATGCTCGATGGCGTAGTCCTTGTTGGATCGCTCACTGGAGGTAGGCGCCGCATCGCACAGCTCAAGCACCCAATCAATCCATTCCTTGCGCTGTCTGTACTGCGGTTGGTCGTCGTCAATCGCTTTGACCATGTAGTGCGGGCTGCGGTTGATTGACCGTACCGCACTGACCAGTTCGTCCCAGCGCTCATCCGCTGCGGTCAGGCGCTGTTGCAGGGCCGCGATCTTTTCCCGTCCGGCCGCTTCACGCGCCAGGAAGATCGAGTAAGCCTCCTGCGAGACGCGCACCGTTCGCCCGTCGATTCCGAAGTCCACGCCGGCGGATTCTTCCGACGCGGCGATATGTGTGTCTGGAGCGGGGGCGGCGGCGAGCATGGCGGCCCAGCAGAGTTTTGCGCGGAACGCCGCTTGCTGGCAGCCGCTCATCTCTTGGTACTGCTCCCAGACTTCCTCATCTGAAAAGCACTCGTCCGGCGCCGACTCGAAGCCGTGTATCACCATGGCTTCGGTTGGTTCAACCGGCACCAGTTTCCATTGATTGCTCATACAGCCTCCCTCGTTACCAGATCATGGGCATTCACAACCGTCATGCCGAGTTGTTCGGCGATCAGGACTTCCAGGCGGGCGCCTTGCGACTTCTCCCAGTCCGGCAGCAGGGCGATCATTCCGCATAGGCCCAGGCGAGTCAGGTCGTAGGCCATGTAGTCGGCCCACTGCGCACCCTCGACGATGCCGTGGTCTGCCGGGTTCTCGACTTCGTAGCCCAGGCCGCGCAGTTGGTCGGCCACGGCGTTGAAGGCCGGGTAATTGAAATCGGTGATACCCGTCATTGGCGCAGCCACGTAGACGCGGTTGGCTCGGCTGGCCTGGAGCGTTACGAATGGCTCGCCTGGCTGACTTTTACCGCTGAATGCCCATGCGGTAGGCCCCTGACACATCTCGCAAGTGAGGTTGCGCGTGATTTCGTCGATCGCTTCGCGGTCAAGCTTCTTTCCATAATGGTTGACGAGCTCGTTGGCGATCGTAAATACCATCGTGCCGAGTCGGGTGGATTGCGGACCTTGGTTTTCTTTAGTGCGCACGGTGAGTCCTTGCCGGGCCATGCCCGGGCGGTGTGGTGCTACGATGGCCCCTTCCTAAAAATGGGCAGGACCATGACCAAGCACGATATTTACGATGAGATCGAAGGCTTTCAGGTTTGGAACTACATGGAGTGCGACAAGGACGAGGAAGGCCGGGAGACCTGGCGTATCAACGTCGAGGTGAAACGCGGTAGTGAAGTGGTGGTGCCGGTTGTTGCGGGTGAGCGAACCTATGTTGACCGTGGCCTGGCGCAGGTGGCTGGGCGTGAGGTCGGGGCCCGGTTGATAGCTGGGGCAGGCCTATAGGTTTTCTGCGGGCATGGTGAGTTCCGGTCTGGCCATCCCTGGCGGTTGAGGGGAGGGGGATCAGGCGATTGCGGATAGCGCGAGGATATCCTCTCCACCACGCGCGATTCCGGCGTGCAGCTCCACCTTGCTGCCAGCAAGCATCCCGGCGATCTGGGCGTTTAGGTCCAGCTCTACCGCCTTGCCTTTCCTGGACTTCCCGATTTCCTGGGTAGCAAGATATTCGCTGATCAATGCCTTGTCCTGCGCCTCAACCGCGACCAGGCCTTGGCCGGTGGCTGGGTGCCCGAGCGGATCATCGTCGCCTTGAGGCACAAGAGCTTTCAGCTTCGACTGGACCTCCCAAACCCACGCCAGCGCAAAGTGATCACCGGCAGTTTCTGCCGAATACCGGCTGCGATGGACTCCCGACCTGACGGCCGAGCAGTACTCCTTGCGCGCCTGAGTAAGCTTGGTGTGCAGTGCCTCATACGCGTACAGGGCGATGTTCTGGGCGGGAGAAACGCCGACGAATGTCGCGCACTCAATGATTTGGCTTTTTGCGGAACACCACGTCCGGCGCCGCAGGGTTGTGCAACTGAACGCGTCTGCTACAGCGATGCTCAACTGCTGATCCCAGGCTGGTCGACGCTTGGCGCGGAACAGGGCCGACTCAACCTCACCTACGTCGCTCAACTTCACATCCATCTCGGTCAGCCGGTACTCGCGCATCAATGCCTGGGCCTGCCGGAGTGCCGTTGCGGCTTCGTTCTCATTGGCGCTCTGGGCAAGTGCTAAGCAGTGCTTGATCTTGCGGATCGCCCGCTCGAGTTTCTTTTCGTCAATCTGTTGTGCGGACATAGGGAGTCCTTGTCGGGCGATGCCCGGGCGGTGGAGTGGGGGAGGAGTTAAGTCATGTTCGGTTCTGCTACCACGGGTCTTGTCTTGGGCATGCCGATAATCTCGGCATCAACCAAGCCAGAGCGCTACCGCATGAAACGACTGACCGAGTGGGTAAACCTGATTGCAGCCGTGATCAGACTGACGGAGGCAATTCTGCGGGCAGGGTGGTTATGAACAAAAAGAAGAGCCTACCCGCGTCAAGGTCGATGACGTGACAGACAATCTATGGTGGAATCGATAATCTGGAGCCTTAACTCAACGAGCCGCAAATGAAGGTATGTGCACTTTGTAAAAAAGAAGCAGAGTTGATAGATAGCCATTTAATCCCGAAGTCGGCGTACAAAAAATCCAGGTCATTCATTGATGGGAAAAATGTTGGCTTGGTAAAAATTGTCACGGGCGAGGGAAGCGCTTTCTTTTCTGATGAACAAGTAACGAAAAAGCTTCTATGCTCTGAGTGCGAAGATAGGTTTTCGAAGAAAGGCGAACGACCGGTTTCGATGCAATGGGCAACGCCAGCCGGGTTCCCTATGCGCGAATACCTCCAGTCTCTTGGCGCGATTGCAGTCGGTCCTAAATTCTCAGTGTTCAATCCGGCATCCATTGATCCTGAGGTTTTGAAATCGCTATTTTATTTTGCAATCAGTGTATTTTGGAGGGCCAATGTCTGGGATTGGGGGCGCTCATCTGCACAATATCCAGGCTCCCTCGGTCAAAAATATGAGGCTTCATTTAGAAGCTTTCTACTAGGTGAAAGTGTGCTGAAGAATGTCTATTTGCTGATCACGGTGAATAGCACAGATTTCCTTAGCGGCCTGATAGCCTTTCCCGTGTCAAATAAAATTCCACGCGCCGCTGTTCATATTTTCGATGTACTTGGATTTAAGTTTACAGCTGTGGTTGGTGGGCATATTCCAGATGATATAACAAAGCCTTTCGTGGCGGCCGGCTCTAATGTGCTTGTTCTTACAGCGCCTCTAGAGGAATCACAAGACTTTCTTGAGCTTGCAAAGGTGGTTCAAACAAAAGTCACAGCCCGGGGTCGTTTATCTAAAGGCGACAACGGTCAATATAGTAAGTGATGAAGCGTCAGTCACCGCAGAAGCGGTCCATGGCTTATGACTGATCGCTGACTTGGCTCGGTGGCGTGTCCTGGCCTTTGGCCCATCTCGCCAAGAAAGAGAAAGGCGCCCGTAGGCGCCTGGTGGTGTTGCGGGAGTGGGTTACTTCGGATCGAACGCGCCGAGAGACAGCGTCGCTGCCTCACCGATCTTGTCCTGAAGAACCGATTTGAACTCTTGAGCGATGTCTTCGCGCTGTACCTCTTCGCCCACCCAGCGCAATTTCAACACCGGCTGCGAGCCGCTGGTGATCACCGACAGGCGAAGGGTGATCTGCTGTTCGGTCAGGCCTTCAAACGGGACTGTGCGGAATTGCAGGGAGACCGGCAGGGTTTCCTTACTGCGCGCCTCGATCTGGTCCATGGCGCTGCGGCTGGCGCTGGTTTCGCCTACCGTGGTTTCCGACTCGCTCGACGCCTTGATGGTGATGGTGCGCACTGCAGCAATGGCCTTGGCCACCGCGATTGCATTGCCTGCCTCGTCAACCGGGGTGAGGTACTGGTGCCAGTCTTCGATCCAATCGCTCAAATCCTTTTGGCTGATACCGCGCCCGCCGATTTGCTGCGCCGCGGTGTAACCGGCGGTTGGCTTCAGCTTGAGGACGGCGCGGTCATCGGCGTGGCCCGGTACTTCGGCAGTGCCCAGGTTGAACAGGAGGGCACAGCTCATTGCGTCCTGATCAATGAAGCCGCGTGCGCCGAGCGCTGCGCGCTCAACCACGTAGGCGCTGAAATCTGCCAGCGAGTGGGTGCTGTAGGTGCCACGGAAGCGGCTACGGCCGGCCTGGAACTTCTCCAGGTCGATGACTTTCGAACTTTCCGGCAGCACTACGGTAGGGACCAGTGTTTCCAGCTTCTTGCCGTTGGCTTCCAGCGCCGTATCGGTGATGAGCTGAATTGCATCTTTGGTAAGTGACATCGCTTAGTTCCTTGGATTGCGGAGGGAGGGTGAGCGGGGTGAATCAAGTGCGTTTGGGAATTGGTGCGTCATCGCGGCTGAACAGTTGGTCATGCTTTTCCGCGAAGAGGGTCACGCGGCCACCGGTCCCCACGTGCATTGGCGTATCGAGGCTGGTGTTCTCGCTGCGGGTGCCACGCTTGGTTGGCACCTTGTAGTCGAGCTTGTGCTTGATCTTCACCTGGTGCGATTCGCCGATCTGGCTGAAGTCCAGGGTAATAACCAGCTTGCCGGCCTTGCCATAGTCGACAACCCCGGCGGCTACTTCGGATATGGCGTGGCCGATTTGGCTGGCAAAAGCGCCGCCGTTGAGCTCTTCAAGAAACTCGGCTGTATCGGTTGCAGTGGACATGGCTGATTCTCCGGGATGGCCAAGAGGCCGCTGGGTGGAAGGTTGAATTGGGTTTGCCGAAGGCGTCGTCGCGCCTGGTGGTTGATGCGTTTCACAGGGTTGCGCTGATCACTGCGACCACCCTTCGATGTTGATTTTCTTGCCGTCTGCGCGAGCTTCCAGTACCTGGGCGCGATTGATCGCAGCCTTCCAGGTGAAGCACATGCCCATGACCTTGCCGGTGGAGCGCTCGACGACGTGATAGGCGCCTTTGCCCTTGTTGATCACCTGGTAGCGAATTTCTTGCACTGGCTGCTCCTTGCCGATCAAGGCGAACAGGGCGCTGGTGGCGATGGATGCTCGGACACGGAGGGCCGCAAGCCCTTCGGACCGTTGTTGAATGGATGGATGCATGGCTCGACCCTCGATGTTGGTTGGCGTGTATTCGTCAGCACCCTGAACGCCTGGCGGGTGCCGGTGGGCCCAGGGGAGGGTGCTGACGGATAAAGGCGAGATGTAAAAAAGCCCGAGGATTCCCCGGGCTTTAGGTACGCTTCGTAGACCTCCCTACGTCACGCAGACAGACGCTTCGGCGTCTAGGGTGTGTGTGGTTTACATGGCTGCCAATCCTCCGTGCTGTGTGGGTTGAATGCAGGTGGCCGGCGAAAGGCCGGGTGTTCGTCCGCATCGGATATAGCTCGAATCCCTCTGGGTGTTGCCCGTCTATGCCGCGATAAAATCCGCTCAGGCTCGGGGCAAGGTGGCCACCCTGCTATCACGGCCAGAGGGCCGAGCTATATCCGATGCGGCCTGGTGCTGGGGAGTACCAGGTGCTCGGGCCCGGGCTTGCACCGGACTTCCACGTCACCATTACTTTTATATGGGATTCATACGTGTAGTTCGCCCATTCCCGTAGGCTTTCGCCATCCCGCTGCCCACTCATTGAATGGGCAGAAGTGATGCCTAAGCCTTGGGTTTACCGGCCATCAGAACAATCAGCAGAAGCGCGACCAGTACAAGGTCACCAACCATTGAGAAGATCCGGCTCGCCGAGTCGACGAACACCACCCCGCCGGCGAGCCCATAGGCTGCCAGGGAGCGCGCCTTGTTGCTGAGCCTGCCCAGCATGGTTACAGGTGGTCTTTCAGGTTAAGGCCCAGCAGCTTGGCGCTGCGTTCGAGCGCGGTCAGCTCGGCCGGCTCGATCTCGCCGTCAGCTTCGGCAACTGTCAGCATGACGTTGAGGACGGTCAGTGCTTCGGCTGGAGAGTGCGCCAGGTCGCCCAGCTCTTTCTCGGCGTTCTGTCGAAGGATGCGAGCGCCTGACTTGAAGTCGGTCTTGGCACGGTCGATGGTGTTGGACAGCTCAGCACCGAAGCCCTGGAGCGCCGGGTTATTGCTGAGGATCGTTTCGATCTTCGACAGCTCGCTGTCTTCCAGCTCGCCATCGGCGGCGGCAACGTAGATGGAGCCGTACACGACTGCTTCCATCAGATCGCGATTAGCCAGCTTGGCGACTGCTGCGCGAGCCTGGCCGGATTTCTTGCCGAACAATTTACCTAACATGGTGATTCCTCTGGGTTGGGTTACATCCCGCTGCACCCTGTCGCCAAGGTGCAGAAGTGATGCTTTCGGTTATGCGGTGAGGGTTGGCCGTTCAGCCTGGCGCACCATTCGCACCTGGGCGGTACGGCGCTCAGGCGTTCGGCGATCACGGCGCATTGCGTCTTCACCGATCACCGCGTGCATGGCGATCAGACTGGCCAGGACAAAGCACATCGGCGAGATGATCTGCCGGCGCATGGCCTCGGCCACCATCGCGGTCTGGCGATTCACGCCAAGCTTGAACATGGCGCAGGAAAGACGCTTGGCCACGGTGCAGGCCGCCACGCCGTGCAGCCTGGCTATTTCCTTTGCCGTCTTGCCCTGGGCAGCGGACAGCAAGTACTGAAGTTCTCGCGGCGCAAGACCACGGCCGAGATGACCCTTCCATGCGCCGTTAACGATTGTTGCTTCCATCGTTGTGACTCCCGGTTGTTTTCCCGTCTGGCCCTGTTGCCAAGGCCAGCCAGTGAAATCGTTCCGTTCTGCTTAAAGAGCTTGGTCCAGTCGGTCCCGCTTTCCGGGGCTGGGAGATCACTTCGCTGATCCCTTGCTATCTGGCGGCCTCACCAGTCGTGTATCGCCGAGTACTGCTCGGCGATGGAGTTAATTTAGAAAACTAAACAGAATTCGTCAACGGTTATTTTAGTTATCTTAACTCTTGTGTTGGCGAAGTACGCTTTAACGCTGATTGCGTCAAGACTTACGCGATTGGAAAAGTTCGGATAACCTGCGCGGATAACTGTATGGATATACAGCAACCAAGGAGCAGCTGATGGCGAGCCCGCAGAAGAAACCTCAACAGCAAACGCCTGTCTCAGGAGTTGAGCGCCTGACGCTCAGAGTTTCCAGCATGATCAACCACCCCATCGCCCAGGATCGGAAGTGGGCAACCATCCACAGGCTTGAGAGCGATGGAGAGCGCGAGTGGCAGGAGGTAATGGGCGTTCTCGCCGACGTTGACGGTATTGAGATGACGTTCAACGATGAAGATGAGTCGGTCACTTTGAGCTGGGAAGCTGCGGCCGACGAAGATCCTCGGGTCCAGGATCTTGATGAGTTAGATGCGGTTGAAGAGGTCGCGCCTTTCTGAGGCGCATAAAAAAGCCCGCTAGAGCGGCGGGCTTTTGGTTACGCCTTTCGGGCATTCCAGATCAACAATACCTTGGCGTGGATCGTCACGTCGTCAATTCGAGCTGTTTGGTTTTCATAGTGTTTGTTGTCGGATATCAGCCTGTAGCACTCTTCGTCCAGGCGCATTACACGCTTGATGTAGAGCTCTCCATGCCAAGTCAGAACGTATATCCCCTCACCGATGAAATCCCTTACACCCTTGTCGACTATCACGAGGTCTTTATCGTTGATGGTCCCTTCCATGCTCTGGCCCCATCCGTTGATCATGCCGAGAGATGAAGCGGCGGTGTAAGTGACCCCTTTCTCGCGCAGAATCTCCTCGCGCACAACAAGATTTCGAACGACCTCGGTGTAGTCGGGTGGCACCTGGCCGTGCCCCATAGCCGCTCGGATATCGTATTGAGGAATTACGATTTCCTCATTGGTGGGTCGAAGGCTCGACAGGTGCCCAGGGACGAAACCCCCGCCGTGCTCGGCTGGGCTATCTGCTTGCTCTGCTGCCGCGAGCATCGTCTCCCGAGCCTTTTCTGAAAGATTCTTTCCGGCCCTGGACGCGAGCATTTTGGCCATCAACTCAACCGTGGACATGCCGGCCTTGGTGTCGTCGGTGGATGCCTGATCCGGCGTACCCACGCCATCGGACAACCAATCAGGCGAGCAATCCAGAGCCTTTGCCAGCGCCAAAAGGTTTTTTCCCTTTGCGCCATTCGTCCCGCTCACCCAGAAACTGACCGTCGCCTTTGATACGCCAGTCAGTTTGCTGATGTCGGTGGCGCTGAGATTGAGCGCCTTCATGCGTGAGGTCACGCGGTCTTTAAAGTCCATATTTAGGATTCTAAACAATTCGATGTTTAGATAACTTGCCTTGTGTTGTTAAGAACTCTAAACTCGCCAAAGACAATGGAGACCCGCCCCATGACCTTCGACGAAGCCCTGAACCATTTCCGCACCGGTCGCGCCATCGGTGACGCGCTCCGCGTTAGCGGTAGCCGCGTTTCCCAGTGCCGTGCGGCGGGTGGATTTTCGTACCCAATGCAGTGCGTTCTTGAAAAGGAGTCCGACGGTGCATTGATCGCCAAGCGAGACGATGACCCGGCCCAGCCGATGAAACAGTCCGCTTAAGCTTTTTAATGACGCCATTTTCCGCCTTGGCGGGAAGGGCGGATAGAGATTTGGGGTTAGCTGTTAATTCATACAGTGACCAAATCGCAGACATAAAAAAACCGCCTGGCAGGGCGGTTCAGTGCAACGTTTTAGCGAGGTCGATAATGATCAAAAACACTCACGCAGTCAATAGTTCTGGCGATGTCGCGACACTTCCCGGCGAGCCCGAAAATGTGTCACGACACGCAGTCACCAGTCAAATCGCCGCGATGAATGCCGCCCTCATGATTGGCGGACAGTACTCGCTCGCGTCCAAAACCAAATTCCGCCGGGAATGCCTCAATCACTTGAAGGCGTCCCTGGCTCCTGCCCAGGATGTTTCCGCATGAGCACCATCATCATGAGCCTGTGCTGGCCTTTGCAAGGAATGAGCGGCCCGCAGAAAGCTGTCCTGATATCCCTGGCTGACAATGCAAACGACGAGGGTGTTTGCTGGCCTTCGGTAGCCCGTATCGCCGAGCGAACGTGTCTCGCAGAAAGGACCGTTCAGGGCGCCATCAAGTGGCTAGGGCAAGCGAGCATCTTGTCTGTCCGTGAGCGGATGGGCCGCTCGACAATGTACACCCTGACCCCGGCAGCATATGCACCCCTGCAAGACATGCACCCCGCAGCAGATGCACCGCCACCCCCGCAGCTCACGACAGAAACCCCCGCAGCAGCTGCACCCAGAACCGTAATAGAACCATCAAGTGAACCATCACCTCCTGTCGGCGATGAGAACCCGTCGAAAATCGCGAAGCCGAAATGCCCGTCACAGGCAATCGTCGACCTGTTCAACAAAACGCTTCCTGGACTCCCTCAGGTAGCGATGTTGACCAAGGACCGGGTCACAAAGATTTCTGCGCGTTGGAACGACAGCACGGTTCACCAGGACTTGGGGTTTTGGGCTGAGTTCTTCGAGTTGGTCGGTTCGAGCCCGTTTCTGATGGGGGAAGGCGAGGGAAGGGATGGGAACAAGCCATTCCGGGCCACGTTCGATTGGCTGATCAAGCCGAGCAACTTCGTCAAGGTCGTGGAGGGTAATTACCATGCGTGATCCCTACAGCACCGAGGCGGAACACGCACTGCTTGGCGCCATGATGCAGCGCCCTGACCTGATCGAAACCTTGAGCGACGACCTGTCCGCCGAGGCGTTTTACTTCGCCGAGAACGCCGATGTATTCCGGGCGATCACGGTACTCCGCTCGGAAGGGCGGCCAGTGGATTTCCTCACCGTCGGTAATCACATCGGTGACCTTGCCTCAACGGGCACCCCGGCCTTTGCATATTGCGCCGAGATCATAAAGAACACCCCGAGCGTGGCCAACGCTGCAGCGTATGCCGCCATCATTCGAGAGCGGGCCATAGACCGGGCTTTGTACGATCTCGGCAGCCGGGCCATGGAAATTGCGCACGACGATCAGGATGTCCAGGCGAAGATTTCCGCCATCCAAGCCGCCGCCATGGCCATTGATTGCGGGTCCGGCGATGACGACATTGTCAAAATCGGCGATGTACTGACCGATCAGTTGGAGGTTTGGCAGGAGCGGCATGATCGGCACGCCAGAGGCGACACGCTGATTGGGCTCTCTACCGGCTTGCCAGACCTCGACGACAAGATTGGAGGCCTTCAGCCCGACCACCTGTACATCGTCGCTGGCCGCCCAGGCATGGGGAAGACGACTCTTGGAATGGGCTTCATCCTTGATGCGGCAGTTCGGCAGAGCAAGTCCTCGCTCGTTGTCAGCTTAGAGATGAACCAGGGCCAGCTGCTGGACAGGGCCACGGCTTCAGAGGGGCGAATCCCGCTGACGCTGGTGAAGAACGGAACAGCATGCCAGAGCCACGGCGCAGAACTCGCCGCTGCTGCGGGCCTGCTGCGTCGTGCGCCGCTGTACATCGCGGACCGGGCAGGGTCGTCGATTGGGCGTATTCGCTCATTGGCTCGCCGCCACAAGATGCGTTACGGCCTCGACCTGTTGATGATCGACTACCTGCAACTGCTCGACGGTGAGGGCGGCAACCGTACTGAAGAGGTCAGCAGTATCAGTCGCGGATGCAAGCTGCTCGCCAAAGAGCTAAGCATTCCCGTCGTGCTTCTCAGCCAGCTCTCACGAAAGTGCGAAGAGCGTCCAAACAAACGCCCAATCCCCTCGGACTTGAGGGAGTCAGGAGCCATCGAGCAAGACGCCGATGTGATCCTGTTCGTGTACCGGGACGAGGTCTACAACGAAAATTCCGACGCCAAGGGTATTGCCGAAATCATCATCGGCAAGGGCCGTGATATCGAAATGGGCACGGTCCGCGCTGCCTTTCTTGGCCAATACAACCGCTTTGAAACCCTTGCTGCTGGGTGGAGGCCTGAGCCAGTCGAACAGCCGGACGGCAAGGTGACCAGCATGCGTGACCGTTACAAATCAAAGGATAAATTCTAATGGCAGATCCCCGCCTTGCCGTTCCCAAGCCTGACCTGTACCGCTACGCGGTGTTTTGCTGTTCTTCCAAGATAGACCTAGGGAGTGCACCAGATCATGCGCTAGCGCTCTTTTTTGATAAGGCCATGGCAGTTCGATACGGCGGCCAGATGTGGCCGTCGACGTTTGAGGTTATCGACCTCCTTGATCCGGAGGAGGGCGCGTTTTGAACACCCAAATCAAAACCCTGACGGTGAAGCTGTCGGATGCCGAGATCGCCCGCAATGCCAAGCTTGAGCATGTGCGCGACCTGCGGGATGCCGGCCACCCGGCGCTGCACTTTCGTTTCGCCAAGAATCGCACGCGCGGCTCCTGGTACCTGCTCTACAAGCGCAAATGGCATCGCATCGGCGGCTTTCCCGAACTGAACACCAAGCAGGTGATCGCCGCACTGCCGGCGGTGCGCCTGCGGGTCGCTGCCGACGGCGCGGCCAGTGTTTCGGGCTGGGTAACCGTGGGTGAACTGCTCGATTGGTTCGGTGACCGCATGGCCAAGTCGCGTGCGCTCTCCGACAAGCGCCGGGCTGCGGGCAAGTCGGCCATCAGTTGCCAGCTCAAGCCGCGCCTGGACGATCTGCTGCTGCGCGACGTGAGCGCCCAGACCCTCGACAAGCTGCTGATGTGGCCAGCCCAGGCCGAACTATCGCTGTCCTACGTGCAGCAGCTGTACCGCCTGCTCGCGGTAGCCTTCCGTCAGGCGCGCAAGCTGGACCTGATCCCGGTCAACCCGATGGCGGAAATGAAGTTCGTCAACTTCACCACGGCGCGGATCCTGCCCAAACCGGCGCGGTTGCGTGACGTGCAGTTGCAGGACCTGGTGAGCCTGCTGGGCGAGCGCTTCGACAGCGCGCCGGGTGACGCCATGCTGGCCTTGATGATGCTGTGCCACGGCACTCGGATTGGCGAAACCCGCCAGTCCCGCTGGGCCGATATCGCTCTGCCAGAGCGTGAGTGGTTCATCCCAGCAGAACACACCAAGACTAAGACCGAGCTGCGGGTACCGCTGACCGACCAAGTTTGCTCGCTCCTACAGAGATACCGTGGCCTACAGGCTGCCCAAGGGTATGAAGGCGCCTTCCTGTTCCCGTCGCGCCGAGGCAAGCCGCTGAGCGACCACCAGGCGAGTGCGGTATTCACGCGGTTAGGGCAGGGCGCCTGGACCAGTCACGATCTACGCAAGGTGGCCCGGACAGCCTGGACTGACCTCGGCGTCGACGGGCACATCGGCGAGATGCTGCTCAACCATTCGCTGGGAAAGATTGCCTCCACCTACATCAACACCCAGGCCAAGGAGCAGCGCCGCCTGGCCCTGGTGAAGTGGCACAACTGGTTAGATCAGCGTGGCTTCAAGGCGATCCACATGCAGACAGGCGTTAGATATGAAGATTCGCAAAACCTCGTAGACGCCTTGAACGGCGGGGCCTGCGAGCCAGAACCACAATTTGTTAAGGGCGAGGTTTAAAAGTGATGAAAAAGCAGTATGGCCCCGCCTTCAAGGCTCAGCAGCTCGACCTTAATCGGTGTCCGGTATGCAAGGGCAAGGCGGTTACGAAGGGCGTATTCCATGAGTTGCCTTGTGTCCAGTGCAACGCCTCGGGTTGGGTGTCGGCTGATACCGGGCACCCGCTGCCTCTGGAAGTCCTGGTCACTCAGTTGAGTATTCGGCTCCAGGCTACTGAGTTGCAGTTGGAGGTGATGAGTAAGGCGGTATGGATGGGGGTGGATCTGGCTGCGCCGGAGTCGATCCAGTACGAACAGAACAACCGTCGCGGCGCCGGCGGCACCAACTACACAGGGGATTGAATCATGGCCTTCACACCGAGCTTTAAAGAGCGTACCGCCGAGGATCTGCTGGAACATTGGGGCCGCTGGGTTGTCCTGGGCTCAGGTGTGTCGTGCTGTGCGTCCCGCGAGAACACTATCCTGTCGCCTATGATCACCGACGACGACGCCCTATTGATCGACGGGCTCATGGGTCGCCTTCTCAAGCGCTACGCTGAGTGTGGCCAGGTGCTGATGAAGTACTACACCACCCGCGACAGCTCGCTGATGGAGGTCGGCAAGAAGATGGGCTTCGGCGAAGAAAAGACGCGCGGGCTCTGGAAGTCCGGCATTGCCTGGATTGATGGAGCTTTAGATATTCGTCGTCAGGCTGCTTGACAGCCCCGGTCCCGACATATAGATTTCTCGTTACTTTGCGGTTTTTCCGCGAGCAAAGCCCGACCCTGAGTTGGGCTTTTTGCTTTTTGCGTGAAGCAAGAGGAACCATGGAGAGTTCATGTCTTTGCGATCAATCTGGAAAAAGGAAAACCTTAAGCGACTTGCCTTTGAGGGTGAGAGAAAACGCTGTGATCGCAATTGGCTCACGCATAAGCAGCGTGTGCAGCAAGTGTTTGATGAGTTTTTAACGCTCGCCCCTCGATTTATGGTGATGGATTCAGTAACCGCTAGGAGGGCGACTGAAGAAAGCAGCCCTCTGCAATATGGAGAGGACTCGGTGGTTCTTTCGGAGATGAGTTTTTTTACTCGGAGAAAAACTGAGTACAGAAATGGTGTCTCCGTAAAAATAGACCGCGAAAAAGAAGTTGGAGGATCGTTAACCGTCCACTACACAGAAGGTGAGGCGGTGATACAGGTGTTCTTCACTCCTCCTATTTCGGATCAATCGACCATTGAGAAAATGGATGTTTTATTTTGGTATGGGCGTAACACAGATGACCTTACTATTTCTTTCGTTGAAGGCTTGATTAGTAAGTTTTTGATTTTTTGTCGAGTTGAAAGTAATTTTCAGCGGAGCAGCATCTTTGAGCGTGCGAGAGTTCGCTGGTGGCGGTTTATGGATGTCCGTAATCGCTGGCAGTTGTATGGCACTCACATCGGGTTGCTTAACCTTTGGGAAGTAACAGTAGTCACAGGTTTGATCGCAGTTGCCGGCCTTTTAGTAGCTATATTCAATTAGGTTTTTCGCCTTATAGGTCCTGCCACTGGGCAGGTTTTTTGCTATCAACAGTTCATTGAGCCTCGGCATTTGCCGGGGCTTTTTCGTTTTCGGCTCCACCACGCCCATTGCTCCGAGCTGGGAGTGCTGCTGGAGCTGATCTATCTCTAGGCTCGCCATATCGGCGGGCCTTTTCTGTTTCTGGAGCCCGGTAATGACCGATCAAGCAAAACGAGACAAGCAGGCTGTCATCGATGCAGTGGTGGGTGGTGATGTCGCCATGCTTGCCACGGCATTGAAGCGTCTGTCGAACAGCGATCCTTCGGCATTCCTCGACATTACCGGCGACCTGCTCAACACCAAGCAGCGCGAACAGTTCTCGATGATTGGCTTTGGTCGCATGCCTGACGCCTATCACGCAGATGGGGTGGTGTACGGCGCCATGTACACCGATGGCTCTATCTTTCTAAAGCGAGCCCATCCTGCCGGTGTCGGGTTACCCATTGAAGCGGTGCGCCAGGCCGTCGAGAAGGCCCGCGCCGAGTACGAACAGTCTGTGTTGAATGTGGTGCACAACCTTGGGAGCACGATGGAGTTGCTGGACAAGATGCTCGCCGGCCACTCCTTCGTTGATACCAAGCTGACCAGCCTCGCTCATGTCGAGTTGTTGAAAGGCAAGGCGCTGCTGGTTGCAGCACTGAATCCACTCACGCGCGACTAACCACATTCCCTCACTCCCAAACCGGGAGGAAATGAGATGCCGAACATGCCTGATAAAGACCCTTCCTTCTGGGCACTGATCCTCACCGCGCTCAGAGAGAACGGTCTGGCCATGGTGCTGACCTTTGCGTTGACCTGGCTTCGCATTCAGTACGATGCAAAGGAAACCAAGCCTTGGCGACAGTTCATCGAGGCAACACTCGGCGCACTGATCGTGATGGTGGTTGGCCTGACGGTTAAAGAGTTCGGCTTCAGCATTGCTTGGTCGTTCTTTGCCGCTGGGTTCGTCGGCATCCTTGGTGTCGAACAGGCGCGGAAGCTGGGTAATCGCTGGGCTGAACGCAAGGCGGACGAACTGTAATAGGTAGGAGTTCTGATTTATGCCAAGGCTGAAGATGCACAAGTCGCCTCTAAAGATGGCCACGAACCAGACCTTAAAGGTTCACGTCGTGGCTGACAGGCGAATCACTGGTCGCCGGCTCCAGGCCCGGCGCCTGGCTGTGTGGCGACAAGATCCAACCTGCGCTACCTGCGGCCGAGTGGTCAACTTCCCTGATGGTTTCGAGTTGGACCACAAGACTCCGCTGTTCATGGGTGGTGAGGATGTCGAGGCGAACTGCCAGGTGCTCTGCGTGCGCTTCGAGCTGGTCGATGGTCAGCGCATCAAGAAGGGATGCCACGCATCCAAGACCGTGGCCGAAGCATCCTGAGCCTGGCCTGAGAGGATGCACCGAAGTGGTGCGGCATCGGGGGCTTTGGCGTGCCACAAGGGGAGGGGAGGGGGTAAAACCTCACGCCTCTCTTGCCCGGAAACCTCACCCTCTCCCATTCGTAGATTTTTCCCCCGTTAACAGGATCCGTTAACTATGGCGTTAACCGAACAAAAGCGCCGGTACGCCGAAGCGCGGCTGTCCGGTGAGAGCAAAAAGCAGGCGGCAATATCCGCTGGGTGCCCCGAAAAGACAGCATCGCAGGCGGCATCTCGGCTAGAAAAAGATCCGGAAGTTCTGGCAGCAATGGGCAGATCGACGGCGGTTAAGTCTGCCGCGAAATCCGTCACCCCCACGGGGGATCCTGACCCCTATATCCCGAAAGCTGCTACCGATCCGCTGGAGTTCTTCGCGGGGATGATGAATGACTTAGAGGCTGACCCAAAGCTTCGTCTCGATGCAGCCAAAGCACTGGCAAGCTTCACGGTCAGTAAGCCTGGCGAAAAGGGCAAGAAGGATCAGTTGCAGGAGGCTGCCGAAAAGGTAGCGTCTGGCCGGTTTGGCTTACGCAAACCGGGTCAACTTAAGGCGGTGAAGTGATGAACTGGGCTACCGGATGCCCAGACTGGGAGAAGCGCATCGTCGATCAAGAGTCGATTATGCCGTTGTCCCCCATATTTCAAGACCAAGCCGATGAAGCGTTGGACGTGTTTTGCAATTTGCGGATGGTCGACGCGGACGGTAGCCCGTTGATGGGTGATACCTGCCGTCCATGGGTGCTGGAACTGGTCGGTGTACTGTTTGGCTCCTATGACGCAGAGGCACGGCGCAGGCTGATCACCAACTACTTTCTAATGGTCAGCAAGAAAAACGGTAAGAGCACTATTGCTGCCGGAATTATGCTTACGGCGCTGATACTCAATGCTAGGCCTTCAGGTGAGTTCATCATCCTGGCGCCTACGAAGGAAGCTGCCGACAACGCTTATAAGCCGATTCGCGACATGATCAAGGCGGACGATGATCTGGAGGCGCGCTTCCATGAGCAAGAGCACCTCCGCACGATCACCGACCGATTGAATCAAGCAACTCTGAAAGTTGTCGCCGCCGACAGCGCTACGGTTACGGGCAAGAAGGCCATCGGTGTGTTTATCGATGAGCTGCACGAATTTGGCAAGCAGGCCAAGTCAGCAAATATGCTGACCGAGGCAACAGGCGGCCTTGCGTCTCGCCCAGAAGGTTTTGTCTTTTACTGCACTACTCAGTCGGCATCGCCGCCAGCAGGTGTGTTCAAGGCCAAGCTGGATTATGCCCGTGGTGTGCGCGACGGCAGGATCATCGATAAACGATTTCTGCCGATCATTTACGAGTTTCCGAGGCGAATGATTGAGCAAGGCCTCCACAAGGATCTTGCTAACGCTTATGTGACAAACCCGAACTGGGGGGTATCGGTAGACCAGCAAGTCATTGAGCAGAAGTATCAGGAAGCTCAAGAGGCTGGCGAAGAATCCATCCGTGACTTCCTGGCTAAGCACATGAACGTCGAGATCGGCCTAGCGTTGCTCAGTAATCGCTGGCCAGGCGCCGAGTTTTGGGAGGCCCAGGTCCGTAAGTGCATCACGCTGGATTACATCCTTGAGCGCAGTGAAGTCGTGACCATTGGCGTCGATGGCGGTGGCCTTGACGATTTGCTTGGTCTGGCCGTTCTGGGTCGTGATCGTGAAAGCCGGCAGTGGCTGGCCTGGTGCCGGGCCTGGGCGCATCCATCGGTGCTTGAGCGGCGCAAGGACATCGCAGCGAACCTTAACGACTACGCCCGTAGCGATGACCTGGTGCTTGTTAAACATATTGGCGATGACGTGGATGAAGTGGCTGACATCGTGGATCAGGTCGACGCCTCTGGCCTCCTGCATCAGGTAGGTCTCGACCCTGCCGGTATCGGTGCAATTCTTGAAGCGATCACGGCTCGCGGCGTCAGCCAGGAGAAGGTGGTCGGTGTCAGTCAGGGTTGGCGGCTCGGCGGCGCAATCAAAACCACTGAGCGGAAGCTTGCCGAGGGCGGGCTCATTCATGCCGACCAGCCTTTGATGAACTGGTGTTGCGGTAACGCAAGGGTCGAGCCGAAAGGCAACTCAATCTTGATTACAAAACAGGCCAGCGGCTCGGCAAAGATCGACCCGCTTATGGCTCTGTTCTGTGCGGTTTCGATAATGGCAACGAACCCCAAAGTGGAAGGCACCCTTTCTGACCACATCATGAAGCACGGACTAAGAACCTTATGACCGATGAAATTAAGGCGCCAAAGCTTGCAGCGCTGAAGGAAGCCTTGCCTGACGTTATCGGGATACTTGGGCTTGGCCTGCTGACCCGGGGTTTGTGGGCATGGATGGGCGAACCTCTGGCCCTGACTGTTTGCGGAGCGCTCCTGATCACCTTGTCTGTTGTCTCGATAGTGCGGGGTGGCCGGTAATGCTTCGATCACTCCTTGGAAGAAAGAGCGCCTCCCAGGCAATCGATACTTCGGAGAAACTCGCTAAAGCCCTGGGAGAAGGATACGAAAGCAACTCAGGGCAGCGAGTCACCACGAATAGCGCAATGCAGCAGTTGGTTGTTTTCAACTGCGTCCGGGTTTTGGCAGAGTCGATGGGAATGCTCCCTTGCCGTCTGCTGAAGCAAACCGGCCGGGTGAGATTGCCCGCAACGGCTCACCGGCTTTATCCACTAATCACCATGGCGCCCAACAGTTACATGACTGCCCAGGAGTTCTGGGAGTTGCTGGTGGCGTGCCTGTGCCTGCGCGGTAACTTCTATGCCTACAAGGTATCGGCGCTTGGGAATGTGGGCGAACTACTACCACTGAACCCTGACATCGTCACACCCAAGCTAAAAGACGACTGGACGGTTGAGTACACCGTCAACTTCAAGTCAGGCACCAAGGTTCTGACGCAGGATGAAATTTGGCATGTTCGGCTGTTCACGCTGGATGGCTTGAATGGGCTTAACCCGATTGCCTATGCCCGCCAGGCGCTTGGTCTTGGTCAGGCTATGGACGCCCATGCTGCCAAGCTGTTTACCAATGGCGCAGTTACAAGTGGTGTCCTGCGCACCGAGCAGGAACTGTCTCCCGAGGCGTTTGATCGGCTCAAGACGGAGTTTCAGGGCGAGCACATGGGCGTGGCCAACGCCTATAAACCAATGATCTTGGAGATGGGGCTGGATTGGAAACCAATCAGCCTCAGCGCTCAGGATACCCAATTTATCGAATCCAAGAAGCTGACTGAGGCACAGATTTGCGGCTTGTTCCGCGTGCCGCCGCACCTGGTGGCCAGCATGGAAAAGATGACGCTCAACAACATTGAGCACATGGGTATGAGCTTCGTGAACTACTCACTGGTTCCGATCATGACCCGCATCGAGCACCGCATTCGGGTCGGGCTACTCAACGAGAAAGATCGCCTAACTCACTACGCCAAGTTCAATGCCGGTGCCCTGATGCGCGGCGATCTTAAAGGGCGATACGAATCCTACGGCAAGGGTATTCAGTGGGGGATCTTGAGCCCCAACGACTGCCGCGAGCTGGAGGACGAAAACCCCCGTGATGGCGGCGACATCTACCTCACCCCAATGAACATGACCACCAAACCAGAGGCTGCCGACGATGCAGACAAAACAGCGTCTTGACGTGCCGCTGACCCTTAAATCGGTCAGCGACAGCGGCGAGTTCGAAGGCTACGGGTCGGTGTTCGGCGTCGTGGACAGTTACAGCGATGTTGTTGTACGCGGCGCATTCGCTGCCAGCCTGGCCAGATGGAAAGAGAAAGGCCGCCTGCCAGCGATGCTCTGGCAACACCAAATGAGCGAACCGATCGGGGTCTACACCGAGATGCGCGAAGACGACGTGGGCCTGTACGTCAAAGGTCGACTGCTTGTCGATGATGACCCGCTGGCCAAGCGTGCGCACGGGCACATGAAAGCAAGAAGCCTTACCGGGCTGTCCATCGGCTACGTGCTCGAGGACGGCGGTTACGAATACGACAAGGAAAAGGGCATCTGGCTGCTGAAGGCTATCGACCTCTGGGAAGTTTCCCCGGTCACCTTCCCGGCCAACGACGAGGCCCGGATCACTGATGTGAAATCTCTGCTGGCCCGCGGCGAAACACCGCCGCCCAGCAAAGTGGAGCGAGCCCTTCGAGAGGTTGGGTTTTCTGGCTCACAGGCCAAGGCCTTTATGGCCAAGGGCTACGGCGCAGTTTCACCGCGAGAGGCGGGTGCCGACGAAGCACTGCAATTCCTCAAAACCCTATCTGATCGAATGTAAGGAGCCTCTCATGGCTGTTGAAATCAAAGACGTACAAGACGTTGCCGAAGCATTGGGCAAGAAGTTTGACGAGTTCAAAGAGAAAAACGACAAGCGCATCGACGGCCTGGAAGCCGAAAAGGGCAAGCTGTCCGGCCAGGTCGATACCCTCAACGAGAAGTTGAGCGAGCTGGATGAGCTGAAAAGCAACCTGGAAAAAGAGCTGTTGTCCCTCAAGCGCCCAGACGGTACCGGCACCAAGGCCGCCAGTGAGCACAAGACCGCATTCATGCAGTTCGTGCGCAAGGGCATCGAGACCGGTCTGGGCGAACTGCAGGCCAAGGCCTTGCAGGTGGGCGTTGATGCCGATGGCGGTTTTGCGGTCCCTGAAGAGCTGGATCGCAGCATCATCGAGCTGCTGCGCGATACCTCGCCAATGCGCCAGGTATGCAACCAAATCACTGTTGGCAGCCCGGACTACAAGCGTTTAGTGAACCTTGGCGGTAACGGTGCTGGCTGGGTTGGTGAAACCGATCCGCGCCCGGCAACCAATACCCCGAAGCTGGGTAACATCTCTGCCTTTATGGGCGAGCTGTACGCCAACCCACAAGCCACTCAGACCAGTCTTGACGATATCTTCTTCGATGCCGAGGGCTGGTTGAATGGTGAGGTTGCCCGCGACTTCGCCGAGAAGGAAGGCAATGCTTTCCTGAAGGGTGATGGCGTCAACAAGCCTAAAGGTCTGCTGGCCTACGGCCTCGACCTGAAGACCGACGACGACCGCGCGTTTGGCGTTCTGCAAAAGCTCGTCTCTGGCACTGCCGGGGCGATCACTGGCGACAGTCTGATCAACCTGATTCACGCCCTCAAGGCGGGCTACCGCGCCAACGGCACCTGGATGATGGGCAACCTTACCGTTGCCTACGTCCGCAAGCTGAAGGATAGCGAGGGCAACTATCTGTGGCGCCCAGGCCTGGAAGCAGGTGCACCGTCGGTTCTGCTGGGTTACGGCATCACCGAAAACGAAGACATGCCAGATGTTGCGGCTGACGCCAACGCCATCGCATTCGGCGACTTCAAGCGCGCCTACACCGTTGTGGACCGTATCGGCACTCGCGTGCTGCGTGACCCCTACACCAACAAGCCGTTTGTTGGCTTCTACACCACCAAGCGCGTCGGCGGCATGCTGGTCGACTCCCAGGCCGTGAAGATTCTCACTCTGAGCGCCGCTGCCTAAATGGGCGGGCGCCTACGGGCGCCCAGCCTGCCGGAGGATTTATGCCGATCATTATTGTGAAAAAGCCGTTCCCATTCTCTGCGGACGGCAACCATGTAGTTGAGGTTCCTGCCGGCGAGCAGGATGTCTCGGAGCGTTGTGCGCTGGTCGCGGTCGAGCACCTGGGCGTGGCGTCTTACCCCAATCAACTGGACGCCAATGGTTTGAAGCTGGATGGCCCGACCATTGCTGAGTTTTTAGCAGCCGGCTACCTGGCAGTGAATTACCCGCCCGAGGGTTACGCATCGCGCAGCTCTCAGGAAGAAATCGACGCTGCGATCGAGGCTCAGAAAGAAACCGATCCGCTGAAGATGAAGGTTCCCGACCTGAAGGTCTGGCTCACCGGCAAAGGGATTGAGTTTGATCCCTCCGCCAACAAAGAGGCACTTCAGGCGTTGGTGCCAAAGAGTGATTGATCTCCCCATCGTCAAGGCTCACTTACGGGTCGACCATGACGACGAGGATGCGCTGATTGAGGGCTACAGGGATGCAGCCCTCAGCGCGTTTGAGACCTGGACCAATCGCACGCTTGTCAGCCCAGAGACGGCCTTGCCAGATCCGGTCGGCAATGCGCTACGAATGAGCAAGTCTATCCAGCAGGGAGCGCTGCTGCTGATCGGTCATTGGTACAGCAGTCGCGAGACGGTGGTGATTGGAACGATCACTGCTGAGTTGCCTATGGCGACAAACGCGCTTTGGAAGCCTCATCGCTGGGTGAATATATGAGAGCCGGCCCAATGCGTCACCGCTGCATGCGGCGCGGCTACATCGAAGGCAAGGATGCCCTCGGCCAACCCTCGAAGGTCTGGGGCGACCTGGGCAAGCTCTGGGCGGAGATCAACATTCCCTCCGGACGCATGTACGAGGCCGCGTCACAGATGCAGGTCACGGTGAATGCTGAGATCAACATCCGCTACCGCAAGGACGTGGTAGCGGGCCAGCACCTGGTGCATGACGGCACCACTTACGAAATCATCGCGCCGCTGGCTACAAACCAGCGGGACATGCTGAAACTCATGTGCAAAACGGTGAAACCCAAATGAGCAACGGATCGCTGACAGTTCTGGGGCTTGGTGAGCTGCAGATTGACTTCGAGCGGCTGGCCAAGTCTGTCGGTAATAAGGTCGTCCGGGACGCTGTCATGGCCGGGGCCCGAGTTGCCCGGGACAAGGTGCGTGGCACTGCGCCTGTTCGCACCGGCAAGCTGAAGAAGAACATCGCGGCGGTACGTCTCAAGCAGGCTGATACACCGGGCGGCGCGACCGCCGGCATCCGTGTAAAGAAGCCAGCCGGCAAACAATCCAAGGCGCTCAAGCGCCCTGGAAAGAAAGGTCGCACCAGCAAAACCGAGTGGGATGCCCCGTTCTACTGGAAATTCCTGGAGCTTGGCACCTCGAAGATGCAGGCCCACCCCTTCATTCGGCCGGCCTGGGACGGCAGTCTTCCTGAGATTGAAAAGGCTGTCGCTGACAAGTTGGCCGAAGGCATCGACAACGCCATCACCCGGTAAACCCAATGATCGAGAAATCCCTCATCGACAGGCTCACGCCTCTGGTCGACGGGCGCGTGTACTTCGGCGTTGCGCCAGAGGATGCCGCCCAGCCTCGCCTGGTTATTCAAACGGTAGGCGCCACCACCGGTTTCACGCTCGTCGGTTGGGACGGCTCCAGCGACCTGACAATCCAGCTCGACGCATGGGGTGAAAGTTTTCTCCAGGCGCTGACCCTTGCAGGCGAAGCCTTCACCGCGATGACCACGGATGGCGCCGACTTCACTACCGGCAGCGCTGACCGCCTGGCGGACGTATTTGAAAGCGACACCAAACTTTTCAGCGTGAGCTGGGAATACACCCTGCAACCATAGGAGGCCACATGGCCGCTCAAAACCCAACGAAAGCGAAGTTCGTCAAAACGCAGGGCACGGCTCTCAGCGTTTCTAAAACCACCACCCTGGACCCCAAGGATGAGGCCCTGACCTGGGCCGATCTGTCCGTCACCATTAAGCAGCCTCAGTTCCAGGGCGGCCAGTCGGACGAAATTGAAACCACGGTGCTCGCCAGTGTGGCCAAGGAGTTCACCACGGGCCTGGCTGACAACGGCACCTTCAGCATGTCCGGCAACTGGAAGGCAGACGACGAAGCACAGACCGTCCTGCGTACAGCGCGCGACGACGCCGAGCCTCGCGCCTTCAAGTCGGTGTTCAAGGATGGCACCTCCTCGACGTTCCTTGGCCTGGTCACCCAGTTCACCTGGGACGCTGCGCCGAACGGTACCGTGAACGGCACGTTCAACGTGCGTATCACCGGCGCCGTATCCTTCGACCTGCCGGGGGCTCCGTAATGGCCCGGACTAAAGCCGCCGGCGTGGATCTTCGTTCCATGGCGCTGGACCCGATGCGCAACTTCAAGCATGAGCGCCTGACCATCGAAGAATGGGACGGCGCGCAAGTGGTCGTTCGGGCGTTGAGTGCAGGTGACTGGGTTGAGTACCGTCGCCGCGCGTCGTTGGCGGTTGCAGAGGCGCGGCAGGATGCTGGCCTGCCTGTCCAGAACTCAGGAGCCGACGATGCCGAAGGTGCACCGATTGAGTCTCGAGTAGAAATCCACTCTTCGCCGCTGTACGCGTTTGTCTTGGTGCGTGCGCTGCTCGATGAGAGCAACGCGAGAGTCTTCACGGATGACGATGTGCCAGCGGTCGCTGAGGCGTTCAGCCCGGTGCATGACCGCCTTGTCGGTAAGGTGTTCGAGTTGAGCGGCGTTGCTGCTGGTGCCGGTGCAGAGGATCCGGTGGACGCTGCGGGAAACGGCTAAGGGAGGAGCCAGAGTTGGCCTTTATGCTGACTCTGGCCCTCCGGCTTGGCATGACGCTTCAGGATCTGCGCGAGCGGATGAGCGCTGAAGAGCTGTTTCTCTGGATGTCCTACAACCAGGAGTCGCCATTGAGCGATGCCCGTGGCGATATTCAGGCCTCAATCATCGCTGCGTCGGTGTTCCAGGCCCAGGGCGCCAAGGTTTCGGCTGTTGACCTCTTGCCAAGGTGGAAGGAAGAGCCAGAACAAGTAATAGATGAGGCGGCCCAGGCTGAGGAGGGGGTCGAAATGTTCAAGGCTTTCCTGATGGTCAAGGCCGAGGAGAGCCAAGCCGCAGGGTGAGGCTCGTTTTTTTCCGCTGTGCGGTGATAGAGTCGCTCGCTCAAAAAAGGAGGTGGCGAGTGACTTTTATTTTATGGACTGTGACAGCGCTGATAGTTTTTTTTGTAATCGGTCTATGTCGTGAGTTTGCGAAAACTCCCGGGTCTGAGCGTTTGTTACGCTGGACTGTCGGGATCGGTTGTTTAGTGATTGGTGGGATGTGGTGGGGGGCGTTTTTCTATTTTGGTGAACGTTCAGATTCAGAAGTTGTTGTTGACCAATCCTATCTTTCCAGCTACCCGAAAGAGCAATACCCGAAGACTTATGAGGTTTGGGGGGATGCTGGAGTGGAGCGCATAAAGGCAGTGGAGCGCGTTGCTTTAATTAAGGCTGCCAAACAAAGGAAGTGTGACAAGGTTGAATATGTCAGCCTATCTGAAAGGCTTAGTCAGCCCCCATTTGGGATTGTTGTTTTTGTCGATTGCAAGAACCAGTGGCGCTACTACATTGACCAGGATAACGAGATCCTAAGTATAGAAAAAATCAAATAACCCGCCTCGGCGGGTTTTTTAATGCCTGGAGAAATGTATGGCAGGACAAGCTCTGCGGTCGCTGGTTGTGAGTGTATCCGCCGAAACAAGTGCGTATCAGCGAGAAATGGCCAGGGCCGGCCGTATGGGACAGAGCTATCTTCGGACCATCACTTCGGGTAACAGAGACGCGACCAGTTCCTGGCGATCTCAAGAGGCGGCGGTACGCGCCCAGGGGTCGGCAATGCAATCTCTCACCTCAACAGTTGGGGGTTATGCTGCTGCCATGGCTGGAGCGCTGGCTGTCGGGAACGTTATTCACCAAGCGGATAGCTGGAACCAGGTGAATGCGCGCTTGAAACAAGCGTCTACAAGCACTGACGACTTTGCTGTCAGTCAGAAGTCGCTGTTTGAAGTAAGTCAGCGCACCGGCACAGCCTTTGCTGACAACGCAAACCTGTTCAGCAGGTCTTCTGCGTCGATGAGGGAGTTTGGCTATTCGTCGAGCGATGTTCTTGGCGTGACCGAGGCCCTGGCCTTGGGGCTACAGCTTTCTGGGGCGGGCGCCGCCGAGTCTTCCTCGGTGATTACGCAGTTCTCCCAGGCGCTCGGCCAAGGGGTATTGCGCGGCGAGGAGTTCAACGCCGTCAACGAAAATGGCGATCGAGTGATTCGAGCGCTTGCAACTGGTATGGGCGTTGCTCGGAAAGATCTCAAGGCCATGGCGGACCAGGGATTACTGACCATCGACAAGGTGGTACCTGCGCTAATCAGCCAACTGGGGGCATTGCAGGGAGAGTTTAAGGATTTGCCCGGCTCGGTAAGCCGCGCCACGACAACTGTTAGCAACGCGTTCCTGGCCTGGGTTGGCGGAATGGATGGGGCGACCGGGAGTACTAAGCTTTTAGCGCGCGCCGTAACGTTTGTAGCCGAAAATATGGATGTGCTCGCAGCCTCTGCGCTCACCGCTGGAGCCGCTTATGGCGGTCTGAAATTCGGTGAGTTGCTCAAGGGGCTTAAGGATCAAGCTTATGCATTGCGCGAAGTCCGGTCAGCTGAGATTGGTCGCACCTCGGCACAGCTAGACGCCTCAACAGCTGCGGCTCGCCGCACCGCATCAGAGGTTGTCGCCGCTCAATCCCAGGTAGCAGCTACAAGATTTACCGATGCACACGCGGCCGCGCTTAGTCGTCTGCGTTTGGCCCGGCTTGCTGATGTTCAGGCAACGGCCGCCCAGACCGCAGCGCAAGCCGCCCAAACGGCAGCGACATCGCTGGCCGGGCGCGCAGGGTCAGCACTTCTTGGCGTTCTTGGCGGGCCGGCCGGGCTTGCTTTAACCGCTGGCGCAGTTGCTGCCAGCTACCTCTTGTTTCGAGACAACAGCGACAAAGCCAGGCAGGCAACTATCGACTTGAAACGGCCGGTCGAAGAGCTCCGTAAAGAGTTCGCTGAACTTGGCAGAGAGCAGGCCCGCCATAAGTTGGGTGGCGTTATCCAGCAGCAGGCTGACGCACAGGTCGCTGCCCAAAAAGCGCTGCGAGAGATCCGCGCCGCCGCTCAGGGCAATGACAAATGGGGCGATACCTACAACGCCACTCCCGTCCAGCGGGATCGCGCAGTTACCGACTTCAATCGTCGGATAGCTGGCGGCCAGGACATTGACTCTGCAAGCCAGCAGCTTGTCGCTGCAATCGGCCCCAACCAGGAGATGACCAAGGCGATCAACGCATCGGCTTCGGCATATGGCGAGGCAATCAAGGCCTCTGGTGACTATGGCGACGTTGCCAATATGCTCACGGCGCGCCTGAACGATGTTGCAGTTGCCGCCGGCCAGGCCGGCGCAGGTCTCAAGAAAATTGAAGGCCCGGACCAGAAAACCATTGATGGCTGGACCAGCTATTCAAAAACCTTGGTCGAGCGGCTCAATTCCGTTCGAGATGGCGGCGATCTGGTTGGCGAAGTGAATCGTCGCATTGAGCGGGAAGGTGTCGATCCTGCTACAGCGGAGGGCTGGCGAATTCTTGCCGGCGCGATCAAGGGCTCTGAAGCGGCAGCCAAGGCATCCGAGGAAGCGCAGCAGAAGGCGAAAAAGGCATCTGAGGATATCCAGCGCCAAGCGGAGCAACTCAACAACGCATACAAGCAAACCCTGGCGAACCTCACCCAGCAAGTTGCCCTGTACGGAGAGAGCACGGAGTTGGGGCGTCTTCGGTACGACCTTACTACTGGTGAACTGTCCAAGCTGACCGAAAAGAACAAGGTCATGCTTGAGGGCAAGGCTATTGAGTTGGACGCGCTGAACGCCCGAAAAGCCTATGACGGCTTGATGGCTGGCCTGCAAACAAAAGAGCAGGCGCTGCTGGCCACCACGAAAGAACGGATGCTGGTGCTGGAAACAGCCAATCGAGCAGGGAAGCTCAGTTCGGACGACTACCGCGCCGGTGCTGATGCAATCTCGAAAGCCACTGTCACCGAGGCGCCGGAGTTCGGCGGCATCGATTCGTCGGTGGGTGGTCCTTCCGGCGAGCTGGTCAAGATCGCTGAAGCAGAGGCGACACTCAAGAAGTGGCACGACAAGCAGTTGACGATGCAAGCCGATCTGCGCGACCAGATCCTGGCGGACCAGCAAAGCACCAACGAGCAGAAGTTGGCCGCCGAGCAGCAGTATCTGGACCGCGTTGTTGAGATCAATCAGTCCAATCAGTCACGCCTGTCTGATATCCAGGGGGCGTACAAGGTTGCGGTGATCGGCACCTTCAGCGAGCTTTCGGGCCAGGCCGCTGACATGGTCGGCAAGATCGCTGGCGAACAGTCTGGCGCCTACAAGGCTCTGTTCGTGGCGCAAAAGGCGTTTGCAGTTGCGTCGATCATCATGAACGCCCAGATCGCCGCGGCGAAGGCGCCGGCGGAACTGACCATTCTGGGCGGCATCCCTGTCGGTGCGGCGCTGCTTGCGGCCGGCTATGCCAACGCGGGCATGGTTGCCGGCATGGCCTTGGCCGGTTTCTCGGAGGGCGGCTACACGGGGCCTGGCGGCAAGTTCGAGCCCAAGGGGGTCGTTCACGGCGGAGAGGTGGTGATCCGCAAGGAAGTGGTCGACCAGCCCGGAATGAAGGATTACCTGATAGGCCTGAACCGTAGCGGTAAGCCTGGCTATGCCAGCGGCGGGTTCGTTGGTAGTCCGGGCATCTCGCCTGCATTCACCGCGCCCTCTGTTACTGCCGGTGCAGGTTCTGGTGCTGCGCCGGAGATCCACCTGCATATCAATGGCGATGGCTCTGGCGGGGCAGTCAGCGCGCCAGAGGGCTATGAGCAGATGGGTTTGGCGCTGTTGGCCACTGCCCGATCAGAGATGCCAAAGATCGCCCGGCAGGTGATACAGCAGGAGAAGGGCCAGAACGGCCTGCTCGATCCAAACAATCGGAGAAACAGCTGATGGCAGAGGTATTCACCTGGTCGCCACGGGTTGGTGCGTCTGGTGATGACCAGACCGACACCCTCGAATCGAAGTTTGGGAGCGGCTACAGCCAGCGCCTGTCGGTCGGTATCAACAACGTGTCTGGCACCTACGCGGTGTCGTTCACGGGTGGCGAGGCCTATATCAAGCCGATTCGGGAATTTTTCAAGCGGCATAAGGGCGCAAACCACTTCCTGTGGACGCCGCCGCTTGAGGATCAAGGCGCCTACATCACTACCGGTGGCTGGCAACTGCAAACCCACGGTAGGAAGAAATACACCCTAAGCACCACCTTCCAGCAGGTATTCAACCCATGATCACCTTGGACAACCAGAAGCTGGAGCCGGGCGCGATTATCCAACTGATCGAGTTGGATGGTGAGGCGCGGGGCATGGGTATCTTGCGATACCACGCTCACCAGCAGTCGACCCCGATCATCTGGAAGAGGGAGGCATACCTGCCCAGGCCTTACGAAACGGGCGGCTTTGGGCGCAGCGTTGAGGGCAACAACTCAACGCCGATGCTGAAGATCAGCAACATCGACGGCACGATCACTGCGTTGTGCCGCCAGTTCCAGGGGATGAGCGGGGTCAAGCTGACGGTGCGGCAGACCTATGCCAAGTACCTGGATGCCGCGAACTTCCCCGAAGGCAACCCCACGGCCAGCGCCATGGAAAAGCTGGATATCTCCTACATCAACCAGGTGACCAGTTTGTTGCGAGAGGAGGTTGTGTTTTCCCTGGCGCCGCCGACGGCGGTGAAAGGGCAGATGCTTCCCGGCGGCTTGATCATGAACCGCTGCGAGTGGTGCCTGTGGGGCGAGTATCGCGGCCCCGACTGCAACTACACCGGCATCAAGATGTTCGACCTCGACGGCAACCCCGTTGACGATCCGGCGCTGGACCGCTGCGGCGGGCGCGTGAGCGATTGTGAAATACGCCATGGCCGGGGCAACCCTCTGCCATTTGGTGGTGCGCCGGGCGCTTCGCTTATTGGATAGGCAACCATGAATAAAACAATGCTGAAACAGATCCAGGCCCACGCCGCTGCTGAGTTTCCCAGGGAGAGCTGTGGTGTGGTGATCCGCGAGGCGGGGCGCCTCAAGTACGTCCCGTGCCGCAATGATGCCAAGACCCCGAGCGAGCACTTCATCATCAACCCTGGCGACAAGTGCGACGCAGAGGATCGAGGCGAAGTGACAATGATCATTCACAGCCACCCAGACGTACCGCCCATGCCGAGCATGGCCGACCGTGTCAGCTGTGAGTTGCACGAAAAGCCCTGGGGCATTGTGAGCTGGCCGTCTGGAGAGTATTTCGAGTTCAAGCCCTGCGGGTACCAGGCGCCCTTGGTCGGTCGAGAGTTCGGCCATGGCCTGCTCGACTGCTACGCCCTGTGCCGCGACTACTACGAGCGCGAGCATGGGATTGAACTGCCGAACTACCCGCGCCGGGATGGCTGGTGGAACGACGGTGAAAGCCTCTACGAAAAATACTACGAGGATGCCGGGTTCTATCCGGTCTCGATGCCGCGCAAGGGCGACATGATTGTCATGCAGATCAACGCTGCTGCACCGAACCACGCTGGCATCTATCTGGGTGACGGCCTGCTGGCCAGCGATCCGGATCTACACCCGGCCCCGGGCACCTTCCTGCATCACCGCTACAACAAGAAATCCACCCGCGACGTTTACGGCGGCATGTGGGCCGACTACACCGTGCTGATTCTTCGGCACCAACGAGTGCCGGAGGTTGACTGATGGCCATGAGAACAACGGTTCGCCCGCAGCCTCTGGTGGTGCTGGTGATGCTTTACGGCGTACTGGGTGCCCGATTCGGGCGCGTGCATCACCTGGCCGTCGCCTCTTGTGCTGAAGCCGTCCACGCCTTGTGCGTGAAAATCCCGGGCTTCAAGCGCTTCCTGAGGTTTTCCGAAGAGCGCGGCCTGACCTATGCGGTGTTTCGCGGCAAGCAGAACCTTGGTGAAAGCGAAATCGAGATGCGCCAGGACACCGTCGAGCCCATCCGCATCGCGCCAATCGTGATTGGGAGCAAGGGCGGCGGGCTGTTCGCCACCATTGCCGGCCTGGCTCTTGTGGTGATTGGGGCGATTACCCAGCAGTACTACCTGGTGGCAGCGGGTGCTGGACTGATGATTGGTGGTATCGCCATGAGCATGTCTCCTTCGCCGATGGGCGTGCTGGATAAGGAGGGCGATGGCAACAGGCCTTCCTATGCATTCGGCGGCGCGGTTACCACGATGGCTCAAGGCCGTTGCAAGCCACTGCTCTACGGTGAGCGCGATATCGGCGGCTCCCTCATCTCGGCCGGCATCTTCTCGGAAGACCAGCAGTAAGGAAAAACTATGTCCAAGACCGCAACAGCGCCCGCTACCAAGCGCCGGCGCCGGCCTGCTGCTGCCCGCGTTATGGGTGGCAAGAGTGGCGAGAAGAAGCCATACACCCCATACAAGGCGCCAGATAGCGCGCTGTCGGTAGCCACGGTCAAGCTGCTTTATGCCTTGAGCGAGGGGCCGATTGTTGGCCCGGTCAATGACAGGCAATCGATCAAGCTCAACGGTACGCCCCTGATCTCGCCGGACGGTAGCGAGAACTTCCCGGGCACGATCTGGGATTTTCGCCCGGGCACCGTGGACCAAGAGCATATCGCTGGCTTCCCGGCTATCGAAAACGAGGCCTCACAAGGCCTGCCGGTTGAGCTGAAGTCGGACAACGCCTGGACGCGCGCCATTACCGATCAGCAGTTGTCGGCGGTTCGTATCCGTCTGTCCTGGCCGCAGATCTGGCAGGTAAAGACCAACGGTGACCAGATCGGTTATCGCATTGATTACGTCATCGACCTATCCGTCGATGGGGGTAGTTATCAGACCGTTGTATCGGCCACGCTGGACGATAAGGGCACCACGGAGTACGAGCGCACCCACCGGATTGACTTGCCGGAAGGTTTCACCAGCGCGCTTGTGCGTGTTCGCCGGCTCACGCCGAACCGCAATGACTCAAACTTCGCCGATCTCATGCGGGTCAAGGGCCTGACCGAGGTCATCGACAAAAAGCTACGTTATCCAAACCTGGCCCTGGGCGGCCTGCAGTTTGACGCCAAGCAATTCCAGGACACGCCGAAGGCCAGCTTCCTGATGCGGGGCCGGATCGTCCAAGTTCCCACCAACTATGACCCGCAAAGCCGCACCTACACCGGGGATTGGAACGGCACGTTCAAGCTGGCCTACACCAACAACCCTGTTTGGGTTTGGCGCGACCTGTTGTTGCACCGCCGTTATGGCCTGGGCCGTCGCATCACCGCAGACATGGTCGATCACTGGACGCTCTACGAGATCGGTCGTTACTGCGATGTGATGGTGTCCGATGGCAAGGGCGGCTTACAGCCCCGCATGACGACCAACGTTTACATCCAGGATTCGATAGAGGGCTACGCGCTGCTGTCGGACTTGGCTAGCGTGTTTCGTGGCAGCAGTTGCTGGAATGGATCCAAGGTCACCATGGTGGCCGATATCCCGGGCAATGAAGACGGATATGTTTTCACCCGCTCGAACATCATCGGCGAGTTTGAATACGTCGCTGCTGCGTACCCTGACCGGCACACCCGGGCCAAGGTGGCCTGGGACAACCCAGAGAACGAGTTCAAGACCCAGCCGGCCCCTGTTACCAATGACGAGCTTATCGGTTCGCTGGGCCACCGGATGCTCGATATCTCCCGTTTCGGCTGCACCGTCGAGGGCGAGGCGATCCGTCACGGGGTCTGGGCGCTGAAGTCCGAGCAGTACGAAGAGTGGTCTGTCAGCTTCACCACTGGCATGGAAGGCCAAAACGTTGAGCCTGGGCAGATCATCTGCGTGGCTGATGAGATGTTCTCGGGGCGGCCGAACGGTGGGCGTATCAGTGCGGCCACCAGGCGCGTCATCACCTTGGATATCGATGCCGAGGTGCATGAAGAGGACCGGTTAATTCTGAACCTGCCTAGCGGCAAGTCAGAGGGGCGGATCGTCAAGTCGGTATCGGGCCGCCTGGTCACCGTGATGGCGGACTATTCGGAGCTGCCTGAGCCTGAGTGCAGCTGGTCCGTGGAAAGCGCTGACCTGGCTGTGATGCGCTTTCGAGTGCAGACCATCGAGCCTCAAGGCTTGCACCAGTTCAAGATCGCCGCGACTCAGCACGAACCGTTGAAGTTTCCGGCCATCGACACCGGCGCCCGGATTGATCCGCAGCCCACCAGCGTTCTACCGCCGGGTGTCATGTCGCCGCCGGCGAACATCACCCTGGAGGCGCGCAGCGTCGTGTCGCAGGGCATTGCTGTCACCGGCATGCGCATCACATGGGACGCTGTTCCTGGGGCGACTGCGTACAACGTGGAGTGGCGCAAGGACAGCGGGAACTGGGTGCGCCTGCCGCGTACCGGAAACCTTGGCGCGGAGGTAGAAAACATCTACAGCGGGCGTTATGTCGCCCGGGTGAGTTCGGCTAACGCTATGGATGTGACCTCAATCTGGGGTAGCAGTCCAGAGGTCGAGTTGACCGGCAAGGTCGGCTTGCCGCCGGCGGTTGCGTTCCTGACCACCACCAGCCTGGTCTACGGCATCGGCATCCAGTGGGGTTTTCCACCAGGTGCAGAGGACACCCAGCGAACGGAGGTCTGGTATAGCGAGTCTGCCGATCTGGAGACCGCCAAGAAGCTGAGCGACTTCAGCTACCCGCAGGCCACGCACGAAATGCACAGCCTGCTGGCGGGTGCGAGCCTGTTCTTCTGGGCGCGCCTGGTGGACCGGACCGGCAACGTTGGCCCGTTCTTCCCGATCCCTGGTGCGGTAAATGGCCAGGCCAGCTCGGACCAGACCGAGTACGAAAAGTACTTCGCCGACAAGATCGGCAAGGGCGCGCTGTATCCAAGCCTGCGAGAAGAGATCGACCTGATTTCGGGGGACGGCGACGGGTCGGTCAACGAACGGCTGAAAGAGGCCAAGGCAGAACTGGAGGGGTTGCTGGGACAGATCACCGGGGCAGAGCCATACGACCCGGCGAAGCCATACGGCGCCGGCGCATTCACGCAAAAGGATGGCCACCTGTACCAGGCAACTGGCCCGGTACCGGCCGGCGAAGCGCCGCCAAACCCGCTGTACTGGAAGGACATCGGCACGATCCTGCAAACCACCAACGCGCTGGCCCAGCAGGTTCAACTGGTCACCAGCATGATCGAGGAGATCGAGGGCCAGGTGGTGGCCACAGCGACATCGGTTGAAGCTCTACGCTCGGCCGCCCGTGGTGATGATGGCGCGGGCGACCTGGCGGACGCGGTGAAAGGCTGGCAATCGACGGCTGATCTCGGGGTTGAGAAGCGCACGCGAGCTTCTGAAAGCGATGCAATGGCGCGGCAGCTCACCACGATGGAGGCGCGGGTGGGGGCGAACCAGTCCGGGCTGACCGTGCTGGAGCAGGTGGTGGCCACCAACAAGCAGACGGCAGCCACTCAACTGACGCAGCTCAAAAGCGACCTGGAGCTGACCGAACAGAAGGTAGCCGGCAATGCCCAGGCCATTACCGGCCTCGACACCAAGGTCACCAACCTCGACGGCAAGGTCACATCTCAAGCCTCCAGCAATGAGGCGCTGCGGGCTTCGGTGCGCGGCGATGATGGTTCCGGTGATCTTGCCGGCGCGATCAAGGCCTGGGAGGCGACGGCCAGCTTTGAGGTCGAGAAGAAGGTGCAGGCTTCCGCTACTGAGGCGCTGGCCAAGAGGACAGAAACCCTGCAGTCGAGCATCGGCCAGACCAGTGCATCTGTGCAGGCCGTCAGCGAGACCGTGGTCCAGCTCGACGGCAAGGTGTCTGCCCAGACCACCATGAAGGCTCAAACCATTGTGGATGGTCGGAAGGTTGTGACCGGGTTGGCGTTTGGTTCGGATGGTGAGCAGTCGGAGTTCTTGATCTTTGCGCAGCGATTTGCAGTCGTGAACGAGATTGACGGAACAGTTATTCCGATGTTTGTGGTCCAGAACAATCAGGTTGTGTTCAACACAGCGATCATCAGCAAGGCGCTTATCCAAGAGATCATCCTAGGGATGAACATCCGGTCTCCAGCGGTTGACTCGCAAGGGCGGCCACTACTTGAGATCAACGTTCCGGCAGGGAAACTCGTCTTCCGTAGTGAGGATGAAGATGGATCTATCTTGCTTAACAGCGATGGCCTTGCAGTGTATGACGGCAACTACAAGCGCAGAACAATGAACGGCAGGCTCACCCCGCCAAGCTAATTACTTTGGGAGGTATTACCGTGGAGTATGGCTTCTGGGTTTTCGATAAAAACGAAGTTCAAACTCTGGGGATGGAAGATTTCACCCTGCAAAAGTTAGCGGTGATGATAGTTCCTGCCGCAACTGGTGGGGGGCGGGGTTCTAACTACGAGTACATCCTTATGGATGTTCCAGGTTATGACCCTGCCACCTGCTTTGTCACGATCACCCCTAAAGTTTATGCACCATATGACCAGATTGGCCGCCCTGATACTTGGGGCGGACTGCCCACCTATACCGATTTGGGAGGGACGAGAATTGCGATTTATACCCAGATCAATTACCGCGAGCCGGATGGTGGGGGCGGCGGGAAAAACCGGGAGATGTGGACGCGCAATGTCGTAGAGAGTGTTGTGGAAGTGGTCAAGGTGAATTGATATGGACGACTATGGCTTCGTTGCCGAAAACGATTACGGCTCAGTCAGTATCAGTAGCGTCTACAAAGTTTTGGTGTTCTCGGAAAGGGGGCAGTTCAGGATTCAATCTCGCTACACGGATAAGCCCGGCAAAGGGCAGTTTAACTTTGCCAAACCCATCCTAACGGTGGAGCCGCCCCAGATTTTTTTGCGGACGATATCGGCCTCACACGACAACCTCGGTCTGTATATCTCAATCGAAGGATCGTCAGGCAACTGGACCGGCTTTCATGTCACGTCAGCAGTTCGGGGCGGCAGTGTATTGCAGGATTACTTAATGGAATTTGTGTCCTGCAAATACTCTGATCAGCAAAGTGATGCCGAGTTTGGGATGGAGGTAAGAGATGGGCAGGAGCAAATAGTCTATGTCTCAAGTGATCGAGTTGTTCGCTTTGGGAAGTTTGCAAAAAAGTGGACTGTCGGCAGAGGATTTTATGTCGATACCTACTACAGCGATGTAGTGATTGATACGAGCGACTTCATATGCGTTTCAAGTATGGATCGCGGCATCATGTGGTTTGCAAATAACTCACAGTATGCAGGTATCACAATTTTGGATGGTGGCGTTCCGGTGTTGCAGATATTCAACCAGAAGCAATACCTCGACCGGTTTTACTGGCAGGGCTCAGACGGCTTTTTTCTTGGCGTACCTGTCTGCAAGTTTCCAATAGAACGTTACTACAACTAATTTCAAGTGCTGATATTGGCACTCTACTGGAGAAACTTATGGCTTCTTGGTTTTCAGAAGGGACCGTGAGCGTGCAGAACGGGGGCACGACAGTAACGGGCGTCGGCACCAAGTTCTCGAACTGCCGTTCCGGGGATATGTTCGTCGGCCCCGACCTAGGCATCTATCAAGTGATCAACCCAGCCAGCGATACGTCGCTTGCCATTTCGCCGGCGTACCGTGGGCCAGCCGTTGGTGGCGCCGGGTACGGGATTGTGCCTGTCAACGGATACCCCAAAGCCCTGGCCGATGCTGTGAACCAAATGGTTCAGCAGTGGGGCGCCACGCTCGCGGGCCTGGGCGACGTGTCCACTCAGGATGTCGTGCCGGTGGCCATGGGCGGTACTGGTGGCAGAAACCCGGCTGAGGGGCGTGCAGGCCTGGGGCTGGGCACTGCGGCGACAGCGGCCGTGACCGTGGGGAACGGCGACACCACGGGCGGTCGTGTGTTGAAAGTCGGGGATTTTGGCGTTGGCGCAGATTGCGTGATCGTCTCTGACTGGAACGAGGCTTATAACAGCCTTGGTGGCGCCTTTATCGCCGGCAATGCCGTCTCGCCTGGCGGTACTGGAGAAGCGATCAACGCAACCGGTATCAACCTCAGGCGCGGGGGGCTGGTGGGTGCCCAGTTGATGATTTACAACGGCGATAACCGACTCTTCTTTCGATCTGCGTTCGGTGGGTTCGCCCCATGGGTGCAGGTCTACCACACCGGTAACACCACCCGCATGGCCGACAACACACTGAGGGCAATCTGATCATGGCAAGAGCAGCAATTAACATCACCGGAACGGGTGAAAAGTTCGATTTCGTTTCGCTGGGCGGGACCGAGGTGACCTGTTCTCGAAAGGACGTGGGCGTCTACTGCGTCACCGGCACCCGGGGCATGGTCCCATTTCCACCCATAGATCAGGGCTGGGGCTACGGGCTCCACCCAGCAGACAACCCCGCCGAGGTGGACATTGCGTTTGATGACGGCCTGCTCACGGTCACCGTGACGAAAGAGGGCAAGCCGTACGATTTGAAGGTCATGATCACTCTGCACATCCTGGTGCCTGACCGCCCTCCACAGGCAGAGCTGCCGGCGCCGGCAATTGATCCTGTGGCGGCTGCACAGACCCAGATCGCGCACCTGCGAGCCGAGGCGGATTACGCAATTGCGCCACTTCAGGACGCCGTCGATATCGACGAAGGGACCGAGGCAGAGCTGGTGACCCTCAAGGCCTGGAAGAAATACCGCGTAGCCCTGAACCGCGTGCCCGAGCAGGACGGGTACCCACTCGCCATTGATTGGCCTGCCGCGCCTTAGGGCCGCGCTGTCGTCGACCACACCCGCCATCGAGCGGGTTTATTTTTGCCTGGAGAAAAGCATGACCACTTCCGATAAAGACCGGGACATCCTGGCGCGCACGCTGTGGGGGGAGGCTCGCGGTGAAGGGCTGGACGGCCAGATCGCCGTGGCCTGGACCATCCGCAACCGCGTGTTCGACGGCAAGGCCAAGTCCTGGTGGGGCGAGGGCTACGCCGGCGTGTGCCTGAAACCATGGCAGTTCAGCTGCTGGAACCAGAACGACCCGAACTACGCCTACCTCAGCGGTGCGAAGCCGATCCCGGCCGCGCAGCTCGCCCAGGCCCAGCGTGCTGCTGACCAGGTGATGGCCGGCGCGGTACCGGATCCAACCGGCGGGGCCACGCACTACTACGCAACCACGATGCCCAAAGCCCCGGCCTGGGCGGCGAAGGCCAAGCAAACGCTGCGCCTGGGGCACCACATCTTTTTCAAGGACGTGCCGTGATGACGCCGGTACAGAAGCTGGCCGGGCTGGTGGTACTGATCCTGGCGCTGATGGCCAGCGCCGCCGGCGTCACCTGGCAGGTTCAGGAATGGCGCACGGGCAAGATGCTGGCCGAGCAGGCCGGCCTGCACCAGGGCGAGCTGGCCGGTGTCAGCGCGGCAGCCGCCAAGCAGGTAAGCGAAGAGCAGGGCAGGCGCCTGGCCCTGGAGAAGACGCTGGCCACCTCCGATCAACAACACACCCGAGAACTTTCCGATGCTCAACGCAACCAGACTCTCCTACGCGACCGCCTTGCTACTGCTGATGTGCGGCTGTCAGTCCTTCTCGACGCCACGGATTCAGCCAGTAGCTGCAACGTGCCTTCCACCCCCGGCGCCGTCGGCGTGGTTCATGGAGCCCAGAGAGCCCAACTTAACCCAGCGCATGCTCAGCGAATTATCGCCATCACCGATGCCGGAGACCAAGGACTGATCGCGTTGCGGGCGTGCCAAGCTTACATCCGCAAGAGCCAGTGAGTGATTGTTTAGTGGAACTCAATTAATTCAATGTCTGCAATTATATTGGCGCAACCGAATGAACCAAGCTCGTTGATAATCATGCCTGTGTGCGCGCCTGATACTGTCGCGCCCGAAAGAGAGTTTCCCAGTAATTTAAAAGCAAGCATCTCTAGTCCATTATGCTCAATTATTACTGGGCTATGTATGGCGTGAGGGTGGTTTAAAGTAAATATCGATTTTGATCCGTTTTTTAGGTGTGTGGTCATGGTTACGGTTTTGCCAGCATGGAATTCGGATTCGCTGAGTTTGCCAAATTCCATTCTAATCAAAAGATCAGCTACATTTGCCTCTATATCAAGATACCTCGCATCACTGTTGGGTAAGGATATTGGTGACCATATTGCTCTGTGTTCCATTTGTGTTGAATAGTCTAATGGTTTCATTGTGCAGATTTCGGTGGTGGACGCTCCTATATTCATCGTGTGGTGTGCATCTATTGAAAATGTCCGGCTTGGCACGTACTTGCAAGTTCCTCCATAGTCAAAAACCAAATTAGTCTGATAAGCATCGGTTATTCGCTTATAGAACTCTTCAGGATCCAGTATCATTACACAGCATTCTTTGTTTTCTCTAATGGCCCAGAATAAGGAGTCTGAAAGGAAGTGGCTTGTGCTGCAAAATATAAATTTATTATCTATGGTTATATTTGTAGTATCTGCGTGTCTTTTAAGTGCGGCTGTTCCTTCTCCAATGTCTAGTATTTGTCCTTTGTGGTATTTGCTGTCTCTAAAGTCTTTTATGTTTGAGATTCGTAGCTTGTTTTCAAACATTAAATCTGCGTGTTTCTTCTCTTGAAATTTGAAAATTGGATGCTTTAATTTGTATTGCGTTGGCATTTTATTTCTCTTTTTCTGTTTTGCGGTTTATGGATTATTTAATGGTATGTGCTTTTGTGGTTGAGCATTTCTGGCAGTGTGCATCCTGATTTTCGAGGCAAGACTCTTCAGACCACATCACGACCCTCTCTATCACAGCTGCGTTCATGGACCAGAGTAGCTGATTACTCATAAAAAGCTGGCAAGAAGGGCATTATCAAAGCGGGGCCTTTGTTCCTGACATTGCCCACGGCAGTGTCGACCTTGAACCACTCGAAAGCCTCGGCCGGCTCGCCCTGGTGCAACGCCATCTGCTCGGCACGCTCCTTGGGCGTGGCAGGGTCCAGCCATTCCCTGGCCAGCTCCGGCGTTAGCACCACGGGCCGCCGGTCGTGAATGTCCACCATGCCGCCGGCGCTGTCGGCGGTGATGATCACAAAGCCGTCATGCTCGCCCGGGCCTTCATCCGCGTCGGGTAGTTGGCCTATGGCCGCGCACAGCACCGGCGCACCATCCCGCCGGCGTATCAGGTAGGGCTGTTTCTTCGGCCCGCCTTCATCAACCCATTCAAACCAGTTGTCCACGGGCGTGATTGCCCGGTGTGGCCAAATAGCCCGGAAGAATGGGCCGTGGGCCACTTTCTCGACTCGGGCGTTTATCGGCGCAGCACGGTCCTTGGCCCAGTGCGGCCGCCAACCCCACCGCACCAGGTCTGCGTGCAGCGTTTCATCCTGCTGGTGGAGCAGGGCGACCTGGGTGGTTGGTGCTACGTTGTACCGCTCAAGCGGTGCCCCACCCACTGAGTTTGCCAGGGCGTTGGGCATGCTCAGTACCGCAACGAAGTCATGAATTCCGCTGTACTGTGAAAGTCTTCCGCACATCGGCAAGCCCTCGGTAGAAACTTCAGCTTAGATCACTCGGCAGAATCTTCATGGGAGTGCTTCCCCAGGCCCCGTTTGTAGCCCGCGCAAGCGCCCATTCAAGTGAATTGAGCTTGCTTGTGACAAAACCCAGGTCTGTATTGCAGCTAGAAAGAGCGCTATCTGACGCCTTGAGCTCTGCCCGAAGCTTGTCGCGCTCGGTAGATAACTCAGCGTGCATTCGCACCAAGCCGTAGATGTCCTCTCTGGCTTTGCGAAGCTGCAGTTGCAGTTCCTGAATCTCGTTCTCCAAGAGCAGCGCGTGTTGCTTGTGCATTTCGAGAGGCGTGGGGCATCCAAGCCACTCGCAGGTGTCTTCATCGATGTTCATGGTGGGTCAATCCGAATGCTGTATGCACATACAGTAATCGAGGTTTGTGGGTTGTGCGATTTGAGGCGACGAACTGTAGGGGATTTTGGTTTGGTGCTCGGTCGGCAGGACGCCGGGGATGGGTTAAAAAGGTACCAGAACTAAAGCCGTGCCTCAGATAGAATGCGGTCTCCAGCCCTGCTTTTTTCTTCAAGTTATGGGACGCCGTGGAACCTCTAGGGCTATCCCTGCTGGCATTTGCATATCGGTCTTGAAAACCGGCGAACGTTAATAGCGTTCCCAGGGTTCGAATCCCTGGTTTCCCGCCAAGATTCAAACAAAAGCCCCGCTTATGCGGGGCTTTTGTGTTTCTGGGGTTTGGCTGCCGCGGGCTTGTACTTGCTCAGCGTTCCATAACTATTATGGGATCGCTCCAGAGCTTTTCTACTTCGACGGCTTCGCAGTGGCGCTGAGTTGGGCGGCCTGCATCAGGATGACTTGGCCGCGATCAGCAATGCCGCAAGTGCTCAGACCGCCAGACACTGGAGAAGCAACAGGCCGCCGAGCAGGCCAGGGCCGACCTCGACGCTAAGGCTGCCAAGGAGAAAGCGGATGTTCTTGCTGAAAATGAAAGGCTGCGCCGTGCTGCTGACGACTCTGCTCGCCGGCTGCGCATTGCGGGAGGTTGTCGTGCCGATACTTTTTGACGGTTCTTCTTATTCAATTGGTAGCCCAACCGAAGTATGGCGATGCCAAAAAACCAGTAGTGCTATCTGATATATGGGCACTATTTCTCTCAGCAAAAATTAGACGCGCAGAGGGATTAGGTTGCATCGTGCAATATTCTTCCGGAGCGCTCAGGTGCGTGATGAATAAGCGGCGATTTGGTGGTGGGCTGATCAAGGCTTAAAGAAAGCAAGACCTGCGAGCAGGCCATGGCGGCCTGCTGCAGTGACATTCATGAGTAGCGAGAGCAATAGTTTTTTTGTTCCTTTAGGTTTTTAGGTTACTGCTCTCTAGTGTTGCCTTATTGTTTTAAGACGCGCTTCGGCAGCTCTCGCAACGCCATCCTTTATAAGTTTCGGATTTCTCAAGCGCTGTAAGCAAATCACGACCGACTATACTATTTTGGCAGTTGTTATGTTTTTCATTTGGTTCTTTCATTCCCACGCATTGTTTTTTCAGGAAGGGGCTTACCACCGCCTGCTGCTTTGACGAAAGCGCTCTAAATCCCTTGTCCACGGCTAGCTTGGCGTAGCTTTGTACGCTCGGCTTTTCACCTTGAAATGCGTTCTGCGCGATAAGGGCCGAGAAAATCTCTCGCTCGATAGTCATTCGTTAATCCTTTGTTCAATCAACAAGTTTGCTCATGTTTTTTCTTATTCTGAGCAATGCGAAGGCATACGTTACCATTGGTTGTTTTTTTATTGAACTGGGTTTCCATCCAGCTATAAAAGGCAAGGCTTCTCATTTTTGCTCAGTAAATGTTGATATCTTGGTGTTTAGAATATTTCAATAGGTCTTTGTTTCAATTTGTTTCCTGTTAGATGAGGTGAGGAAGTTACGCTTTGCACTTTAATAAGGTCGTGCGCCGTGGGGGGCTCCTGTTTTTTTGCGTTAAATTTAAGGGTGAAAGTACCGCTTTTGAGTTTCTCTAAAGTTCCGTGATTCCCTATTCCGGGCCGTCGATAAAATTTGCAAGGCTGGTACTTTGTGCGTAGCGACCTATACTGCTTTGACTAACTAACAGGAGTGCGAAACTCTCTAATCTCCACAGAGCAGGTGGTGCGTTTGTAGATAGAGGCTGAGTCCCTGGTCGAGTCGGTTCGGGAGTGCCAACAGAAAGCCATAAGTGACGAGGGCGCTACTCATCATTGAATCCGATGGATCAGCTCAGGCCCTCTGTTCTGCAAATTTCCCTTAGCCGTGTCGACCTTGAACCACTCGAAAGCCTCGGCCGGCTCACCCTGGTGCAACACCATTTGCTCGCCCTGGCCTTCATCAACCCATTCAAACCAGTTGTCCACGGGCGTGATTGCCCGGTGTAGCCAGCCGCACTAGGTCTGCGTGCAAGGTTTCATCCTGAAGGTGGAGCAGGGCGCTTGGGTTGTGGGGGCTACGTTGTACCGCTCAAGCAGCGCCTCACCCACTGAGTTTGCCAGGCCGTAGATGCCCTCTAGGGCTTTGAGATTTGAGGCGACGAGCTGCGATCGATACCTGATAGGTCAAGGGACAGAATGGGGTGATCCGTAAGACATTCGGCGTGTAGTTCCGGTGGAACCACCCGAAAACAGGCGAGGAACAACGGCCGGAGTCATGCACGAGTTGGTTGGTTACATCCGAGCCTGTTTTCAACGCTCTACGGTCGTCGCACAGGGATTTTTCGTACGAAAACTAAGGGATGAAGGCGTTTGGCTATTAGCACAAGCGTGCTATTTGATCCTTCCCACTCACGGCTCATATTAATCCTCCTAAATTACAGAAATCGGGAAAGGACCTCCATGAGCTACAGACTTCCACCCCCTTGTCGATGGCTGGCTATCTTGGTCATGGCCTGCAGTACCTCGGCCATGGCCGAACAAGCCTCGGGCGACTACTGGATCATCTACGGTAAAGGGGAGCGTCTGCACAACGAGGTCTACGTCGCCGATGCCGCCGGCATCATGCAAAAGCCTGGTGGCGTGCAATCGGTGCAGGTCATGCAGCTGTTCGAAGATCCGGCCTTCCCAACCCTCGCCGCCTATGAGGTGCAGGTCAAATGCAAACAGCGCCAGATCCGCCTGGACAGCGCCCGGGCGATACGTCGCTTCGACGGTGCCGTGAAGGATGTGAAGACCAACATCCAAGGCTGGGTCGCACCGAAGGATTACTGGTTGCAGCGTACCTTTGCCTTCGTCTGCGCCCCAGACAACCGTGTGCGCAACCAGATGTTGCCGATCGGCAAGATGCCGGCGACGCGGATGGTCGCCACCATCCAGGCCATGTTCATTCAGTTGATCGGTGTTCAAGCCAACAGCCAGGCGGTGCAAGAGTTGGATGACATGCTAGACAGCAGCGCCCGATGAACACACGTTCTTTGCTGTTTCTCAGTGTGCTGCTACCTACCCTGGTCGGCTGTATCCCGACCCTGCCGGAGTTGCGCGCCAGCCACCAATGGCAGGGGCGCGACGCCAAGCAGGCCATCGACTTCTTTGGCCCGCCCGGGCGCATGGAACCGTTGCCCAGCGGAGGTGGGGTGCAGTTGGGCTGGTACCGCGACACCACCTATGTGCGCCAGGAGGTGGTCGGCAGCACCGCCGAGAGGCAAGGCAATGTGATGGTCCACACCAATTACTGGGATGACGTGACCCATCCTGGCGGCTGCACAATCCTCATGACGGTGGACAAGGCGCGGCAGATCAGCGACTTCTCTATCAAGGGCCGCTGTAACGGCGTGAACCTGGCGCCGTAG